AGCTCAACCCCAACAACCTCAACAATAGGATACTGTGAAAAAAAATAGGTGTAAAAAGTTTCATACATACGTTAGGCACGCACCTAAACCTAGAGAATGTATTTGGTGCGGTTTTAAAGAAGTTATGAAATTACCTATTCGCAGAAGAAAAACGCCAAGAAAATCAATTAAAACAAAATAATATGACAGAAGGGTGGAAAGGTCTTGAAGAAATTGAGACAAACCAAATTCAACCAACTAAGCTTAGTGATGACGAAATTGTTATTGCAAAAACTTTTAAAGGGGGAGCTGGTGTAAAAGCTCTTGAAGCTTTACGCCGAATGACTATAGACAAACCGAGTTTTCAATCAATGTATGCAGATGGTGTTAATACCGCTATTGGCATGGCTTTGAGAGAAGGTGAGAATAATCTATACCGTAAAATTTTATTAATTATTAAAAAAGTAGATACCTATGGATCCAGAAAATAATAACGAAGGCCAACCAGCTGATACATCTGTTGATGTTTCAACTGCCCCAGAAGATAATTCATCTGAGGGAGAAACTAATAAGACAACACCTGAAACTTTACTAGCAGGTAAATATAAATCTGTTGAAGATTTAGAAAAAGGTTATCGTGAAAGCACCAAATATAGTAGGGAGTTAAATGATAAAGTAAAAACTTTAGAAGGAGCAGTACCTACAGCCCCAGAAGAATATGAGTTTAACTTTAAAGAGATTGAAGGTTTAGAAGATGTTGAGATCAAAGCTGATGATCCGGATATGAAAGCTATGCTTCCAGTTTTTAAAGAACTTAACCTTACTAATGACCAAGCAAATAGATTAGTCCAGGCTCACTTACAAAGCATGGCTTCTTTATCAGAAACACCTGAGCAGATAAAAGAAAGTTTAGGTTCCGAGGGAGATACTATAGTTACTAAATTGCAAGATTTTACTAATGGATTACCTCTAGCTGATCAGCAAATTATGCAAGCTCTTTCTGATACGTCAGCCGGGGTGGATTTTTTGTATAGGCACCTTATTGGTGGGGAATTACCAACTCCGGGATTAAGTGAGGGTGGAAGCACATCTGTAAGTTCAACTGAATTGTTTAAAACTGCTTCAGACTTTAAAACCGCTAGATCTGCTTCTATTGGGTTTAATGTGAGTGAGCAAAAAGAATATTCTAGGTTAATGCGGAATGCTATTATAGCTGAGGAAAACGAAAAAAAGTCTAAAAAATAATTGACTCTTTAGATTTCAATATATAGTCTTGAAATCTAAAGCAGAATTCAGACCTACCTTTTATAGAAATATATTAGCCTCTGTTTTTGTGTGGTATTGGCGTAAAACCTTACTTAGCGCAAGATTGAGGCCCCCTACAGGATAACCCTTATCGACTCAAGATAATAGTTTTAATAGTAGTAATAATATAAATTTATATAATCATGACAAATAACATTTTAGACAATCTAGAAGTCAAAGAATTTGAAAAGGAAGTGCATAACGCATACCAGGCCGAAGGAAACTCTCTAGCTCCTTGTACTAGATACAGACGTATTGCAGGTAACAAGACTCAATTTCCAATCTTAGGAATATTAGGTGCATCCGAAAGGACCATTGGTACTCCGGTAGTTGCTACTAACCAAGCAGCAAGTTCTGTTGTAATTGAAACTACTAAATATTCTGTAGCTCAATGGAGTGATATTTTCTTACAAGGCGAAGTTAATTTTGATGCTAAACAAGAAAGTGCAAAAGCTGTTGCTTTAGCTGCTGGTCGTAAAGTCGATCAAATAGTTATTGATGCTTTGGAACTTCTTGACGGTTCTTACACTAATACTGTAGGGGTTGCCGTTGGGGGTTCTAACACAAACTTGAATGTTGCTAAACTAGCAAAAGCAGCCGGTCAATTGGACATTAATAGTGTTCCAGATACTGATCGTATAGGTGTTATTCACACTAACTCTCATAACGCTTTAACTCAAGAAACTACTGTAGCTTCTTCGGATTACAATAGTAACAGAGTTCTTAAAGACGGTAAAATCGCAGGTTATTACGGTTTTGACTTTAAGAAGTTTGGTAACTTAGGTGAAGAAAATGGTTTAGCTTTAGCTTCTAATATACGTAATAACTTCTTTTTCCATAAATCTTCTATCGGTTTAGTTATGGGGATGGAGATTGACGTACAGATTGAGTATCACCAAGATTATGGCGCTCATTTAGTTACTGCTTTTTTCTCTGCCGGATCTAAAGTAATTGACGAGTTAGGTATTTCTTTTGTGGATACTTACGAAGCATAATTAATTAACATTTAAATATAAAATATCATGGCTTTTAATAAAAATAAATTAATCTTGACATCCCAACATGGGGTGCCAAGCGCACCAAAAACTTGGTTGTACGTTTCTGCGGATACTCTTGCAGACATTAATACAGCTAATTATATGCTTTTAGCAAATGATGTATTAACAGTAAACGACATGATTACTATTGTGTCTTCTACTGGTGGAACTGCGGTTCACACAATTAATATAGTTAATGCTGTTTCTAGCTCTGCTGTTGATCTTTCAGATGGCTTAGTTATAACTGCTACTGACTCTGACTAGAGTTTTTAATTGGTATGTCGGTCAATTTCGGTTGGCCGATATGCTTAAAATATAATAAGGATTATGGCTGTCACAATTACTGATATAAAAATTTGTGCTGCGGCTTTACAATTAGCAGGCGCAGAAGAAATTACCTCTTTTGAAGATGAAACTAGAGAGGCTAGGATTTGTGCATCTTTATACCCAACTATCAAAGCAGACCTTTTGCAATCTCATACATGGAGATTTTCAATAAGACAAGAAGAATTAAACCGTTTAGCCTCAACCCCGTTATTTGGATTTTCGAATGCTTATTCTTTACCTGCCGATTTCCTTAGATTAATAGGGAAAAGCAATCCTACAAGCAAACATCAACTATTTGAAAATAAAGTTTACACTGATTTGACTCCGGTATATGCCAGTATTCAGTATAATGTAGATGAGAGATTTTTTCCAGCTTATTTTGAAAAATTAATAATTCTAGAAATGGCGGTAATGCTATCTACTTCTTTATTAGAAGATGTAGATAAGTCTAGAAATTATGCAACATTAGCTAAGAGTCAAATGGTTAAAGCTAGAAATGTTGACTCTCAAAATAATACCGCAAGTATTATACCCAATGGTGCTTTTAACTTGACTAATGTTAGATATTAATGGTAAAAAAAACTACATTAAAAACAGTACAGGTAGGTTTTACCGCAGGTGAATTAGACCCGGTACTTTTAGGTCGGATAGATAAAGAACTTTACTATAAAGGTGCTTCTCTTTTACGTAACGTAGTTGCTAATCCTCAAGGGCATATTTCTCGAAGACCTGGATCAGAGTACATTGACAGCACTACTTCTAATGCGGCTTCCCAATCTATAGAATTTCAATTTAACACTATCCAAACTTACTTAATAGTGTTTACCGCAGGAGAGTTTAAGGTTTATAAAAATGATGTTTTACAAGCAACTATAACTTCTTCTCCAATTAGTGCGCTAACCGCATCTCAAGTTCAAGAGATGAAATTTGTACAATCTGCGGATACACTATTACTTTTTCATAAAGATGTTCAAACAATTAAAATAACTAGGTCTAGTCATACGGCTTGGACAGCAGTTGCCGTTACTTATGATAATATCCCGTGGTTTGCTTTCTCTGGTGTTTCAACTGTAGAGCCAGGATATACTTTAACTCTTAGCGCAGTTTCTGGAAGAGATGTAACTGCCACAGCAAGTGGGGGTACCACTTTTACTTCTGGAAGTGTTGGTCAGTATATATACGGTAAAGCTGGGGGTATTCTAAGAATCACTGGATACACTAGTAGCAGGATAGTAACTGGTCAGGTTGAGGTATCTTTTCCCGAAGCAGGATCGAGTAGCCACATAGAAATTGGTCAATGGGAATATGAAATTGGTTATGAACCCGTATGGTCAGCTTCAAGAGGGTGGCCTTCAACAGGAACTTTTCACCAAAATAGATTATGGGTGGCTAACTCTGGTCAAAGACCTCAAACTTTGTGGGGTTCTCAAGTAAGTAAATTTTTTGATTTTAACGTAGATCGGGGTAATGATGATGAGGCCATTGATGTTACTATAGATGATAACCGAGTTAATGCTATTAGAAATTTAGTTTCTGGTAGAAATCTACAGATTTACACTACAGGGGGAGAGTTTTATATCCCAACTGAAGTAGGTAATCCAATAACTCCGGCTAAGATTCTTATTGTTAAATCTACCGCCCACGGTTCTAGTAATTTACTTCCTGTTCCTGTAGGTGGAGCTACAATATTTATTGAAAATGCAGGTAAAGTTGTTCGTGAATTTATTTACAATGACTTAGAGCAAAACTACGGGGCTAAAAATATCTCATTACTATCTTCTCATTTAATAAATGATCCTGTTAGCTCCGCTGTTAGACAATCTACTTCAGATAGCCCAGCCGATTATCTATACTTAGTTAATGCGGACGGCACTATGGCAGTATTAAATATAGCTAGGGACCAGGAACTTCTAGCATGGACGTTGTGGTCAACTGACGGTTTTTATGAGGAAGTTACTGTCTTAGGGCAAGAAGTATATGCTACAGTTAAGCGTACAATAAATGGGAGTGTAGTAAGGTATATAGAAAAATTTAATAAATTACATTTTTTAGATGCTTCTGTAATTCAAACAAATGGATCTCCTACTACCGCTTGGTCAGGGTTAGGTCATTTAGAAGCCCAAGAGGTACGTGTACGTGGGGATAATTTTATTTTAGAAAATGCAACAGTATCTAGTGGTGCGATTACTAGCTCCTTAGATGTTTCCGAATTAGAAGCAGGGATTATGTTTACTGCAAGAATTAAAACGCTACCGATAGAAGCTATTTTAAATAATCAGCAATTAACCGGTGATTGGAAAAGGTTAGTATCAGCTAATTGCCGCTTGATTAATACACGTAACATTGTTATAAAATATGGAGATACTAGGTATGTCCCAGCATTTACTTTTTTTGGATCAAATGTTTTAGACACCCCAGTTCAAACTTTTACTGGATGGAAAAAAGTATTTATATCAGGTGTTGAAAGAGATGTAGCTTTAGAAATTACACAAGATTATCCATTAGAATTAGAATTATTAGCTTTAACTGTAACTGTAAAATGAAACTAAGAGACTATAAAGGCGAAGAAGATTTTAAAGAGTTTACTAAATGGTGGGAGTTTTGGCGATGGAAGGATCGTGTAGATCCCCAAGTATTTCCTGACATTGGTTTTGTAATCGAGAAAGATGGTTTAAATCTTTGTGCTGGGTGGTTATACGTTACTAATAGTTTAGTAGCTTTTTTAGGTTTTATCGTTGCAAACCCTTATGCACCAAGGAAGGATGTAGATGAGGGGTTAGATTTTTTAATAGAATGTTTAAGCCAGCGAGCTTTAAAAGAAGGAAAGCGGTTAGTAATGACTACCGTAAACAGTCCGTCTTTAGCTAAGAGGTTAGGAAAATTAGGGTATGTTGAAAGTGGGGCAAACCTAAAACAATTTATAAGATTAAAATGGGAATAAGTGCAGCAGCATTATTTTTAATAGGAGCAAGTGTAGCTACCGCAGGTACAGCATATACTGTTAGACAGCAGAATATGACCGGTAAGCGTATGGCCACTATTCAAGGTCAACAAGCAGATGCACAAGGTAAGCAGTTAGCCCTTCAGGCTCAAGCTGAAAAAACTCAAGGCGAGGTAGAAGAGTTAGACAGGCAACGAACTTTACAGCGAATATTGTCTGCTCAAAATGCGGTGTTTGGGGCTACTGGGTTAGCTTCTACATCCGGAAGTTTTACTAATATTCAAACCGTCGATGCTGGTAGAGCCGCCGATGCTACAAGGTTAAACCAGCTTTTTGAGGATACTAGACAAGTCGGGTTTAAAAGCAGTATTAATAGTTTACACAATCAAGCTGCTATTTCCCGAAGTGCAGCTAAAATTAGTAGGAGAACAAATACCGTACGAGGGGCGACTTCAATACTCAGTATTGGGACTAACTATTTTACTGGGAAATAAAAATAATTAATATGGCTAGAAACAGAATAACTCAAAGCACTAGAAACAGTCCACTTAACCAGCCGGCTCAAGGAGTCGCTAGGTTTAATGAGGGGCCAGCTAGGGCAAAATCAGTTCCCCAAGCTGCACCGATAAGATTTACCGCAGGTGAGAATTACATGGAGCAAATGAACGCTATTGCTGATTTAGGAGTAGGTATTTTTAATGCAACCGCCAAAGTAAAAATGGCTTCTGAAGTTGCTAAGAATGCAGAGAAAGATGCGTATCTAGCCAGTATAGAATCTAGTGATATTATTGAAACTAATAGGATCTATAATGAGAATACTTTAACTGGTAATAATCCCGAAGAATTAGCTGTAAAATTGAGAGAGTACAAGGCTGGAAAGATGGCGAGTATGTCAGAAGAGATTAAGCCTCATTACTCTCAAAGTTATGATAAGCGAGCTGCGGTTTTGACCACAAGATCTCAAGATGCTTTTTTCAAGAAAACTAAAAAAGACTCTGGGGCTTCTTTAGAATCAAGCCAAGAGATAATTAAAAATGATATTTACCAAAATCCTTCTCCAAATACTGAAATAGAAACCTTACATTTTCAAGAAAAAATAGCTAAGTTTAGTGCTATTTTAAATTCAAGAGTATCCCAAGGGTTCTTAACTCCGGAGGAAGCTCTCCTAGAACAAAAAGATTTTCAAAAAGAGCTTATCGTTATTGGGTATAAATCCCAGATGGAGAATATGAATGCAGACCAGAGGGCTAACGCTATTTTAACTTTACAAAAAACTAAAACTTTACCTAATGGTATTTCTGTGGATGATAAGGCCGATATAGTAGCTAAATTAAATGCTTATGATTCAACTACGACATCTGTAGAAGATAAAGCCTTAGCCGTTAAAACAGCAGATATAGAGTTAAGTCAATCACGAGAAGCTTCTGATTTAGAGATCGGGGTGAACAGAGATGATAAAACCTATGAGGATGTCATAAGAGCTGAACAAGAAGGAACTATAACCCCAGCTAAAAAAGTTCAATTATTTAAGACACTTGATGCTAATAAAGCCGAAACTGTTAAAGAGGGGAAGTCTTTAGTTAAGGTGGCTAAAGCTCTTAGAGGGGAAGCTTTTATAGATCCTGAAAGCCCAGAGGATAAAAAAGCTGTTGATCTTACGTACACCAAAGTCCTGTCAGAAAAGATAGATGCTACTGACGATCCGGCTGCTAAAAAACAAATCATAACTAACTTTATAGCTAAGATGCGCGTTGTGCCAAAAACTTTACAAGGCGAAATGCGAGGAGTTTTTAGAGGAGATAATGTAGAAAAGAAAATTTACTACGCAGATTTAATTGGTAGAATCCAAGATACTACACCACGTGCTTTAGATGACTTTAACGATAAAGATATTACTCAAGCCGTTATGATTAATGAGATAATTAAAGCTGGAACTCCTAATGAGCAGGCTGTTGAGAAAGTTCAAAATATTACTGAAGGGATTAATGCTGGAAGGTTAGAAATCTTAAAAGCAGATTTTAAAGAGTTAGTCGGAGGTAAAGGAACCGGAGTTACTATAAACTCTCGAAAAGTTATTGATCAAGTTAAGGATGTTTTTGGAGAAGGAGTGTTTACCTTTAACCCCTCCTCTGGGGACTCCCAATTAGGAGTAGAATCTCATGCCGTAAAAGAGTATAAAGATTTATATGAGACTTGGTTTTTAAACACCAATGGTAACGCCGACCTAGCTCGTGAGCAAGCTCAAAAAGCTATAAAAAGGAATTGGGGAGTTACTGGTGTAAATTCTAAATCCAGACAATTAACTAAATACCCTATTGAAGACCAGTACCCGGGGATGCCAGCTAAAGTGATTAAGGCCGAACTAATGGGCGATATTAAGCAGATAGAAGCTTTTAAAGATATAGACCCAGATGACGTGTTTATCCAATGGGATCCTAGGATAACCGCTAGGGAAGCAGGTAAGTACCCTAGGTACCGGATCATAGCCTTTAATAAAGAGGGAGTGCTAGATCCGGTGATCTTTGAAGGGAAAGATAATTTGTGGAAACCTGACTACATAGGTTATAAAACAAAAACTGCTGCGGCTAATCTCAAAGATAATACGGACTACAGAGCTATTAGAGGACCTGCCCGGAAAGGGGGCCTTTAATTTAAAAAACTTGAACGAAAGATAATATGCCTTTTATACCAGAAGAAACAGGAATAGTGTTGCCCGACTTAACACAACAGCCCGATACTAATGTTCCGGAAATAGAAACTACTCTGGGCGGTGCTATGCAAAGAGCTTTTCGTTACGAAAATATTTTAGGAGCTTTTGCTACAACCAAATCAAAGGGTAATTGGATTAGGGATGAAGACTTCAACTTTGACGAGGCTTTTAAGTCTTTGCCTGAAAGCTATCAGTTGGATAAATCTACTTCTAGGGTTTTTGCTCATGCAGAAAATCAAGAACATTTTGATGCTATTAAAGAGCAGATAGACCAAGAAGGTTCTGATAGAGAATACAATGCCAATGCTGGTTGGAAAGGTATAGTTGCTAATGGTGCCGCAGGTTTTCTTGACCCTATTAATTTTTTACCCATTGGGGGTTTGCTGTACCAAGGAGCTAAGGCCGGAAAAGCAATTAGTGTTTTTTCCCAAGGTGCTAGAGTAGCAATGGTGGGTGCAGGTTCTATTTCACTTCAAGAAGCCGCTTTACATACTCAGCAAGAAACTAGAACTCTAGTAGAATCAGCGGCAAATATATCTATAGGAACTGTATTATCTGGTGTATTAGGGGCTGGTAGCTATGCACTATTAAATAAGTCAAATAAATATGGAGACTTTAAAAAACAATTAGAAGATGAATTAGATATTACTGAGCATGTAAAAGCGGATGCAGGGATTAAAGAAACCCCAGGTGTTTCTCTAGGTGCGGCAGCAGCTCCTACAAAAACTAGAGATGAATTACTCAAAGAAAACACTTTGTATAGGGGTGCCGTATTTAAGCCCGTAATGTTTCAAGATCCCAGTCTAAGACTAATTACTAGCCCATCAGTAGTAGCTAGGATTGCTATGCCTGAATTAGCAGAATTTGTACCTAAGTTAAACAAAAACCTTAAAGGGATCCCCACAGGAAAATCGGTAGAAGTTGAAAGGGGCCTTGATGAAGGCCGTTTAGCTGGTGTTATATTAAACAACCAAGATCAATTTGTAAAATATAAAAGGCGTTTAGGTAAGGATAGTACCCGGTTATCTAGGGCAGAGTTCAATATTGAAATTTCTAAAGCATTAAATAGGAAAGGCAAATCAGACATACCCGAAGTAGCCGCAGCCGGAGCTAAAGTTAGAGACATCTTAAAACATTATGGTAAAGAAGGTCTAAAGATTAAAGGTTTCTTTGGTGATGGCGAATCAGTTACTAAAACCTTAGATACTTATTTTCCAAGAGGGTACAACAAAGCGGCTATTTCGGCGAACCCTGCGAAATTTCAGAAAAAAATTGCTGATTATTTTAAGGGCGAATACGCTAAAGCTAAAAGTGGGGATAAAGCTAGGATCTATGAAGATGCAGCGGAATATAAAGACGACAGTTATTTTAAAGGGTTAGCCCTAGATGTTTATGATAATGTCATGGGATCTTCTAGTAGCGTTTTACATGATGGCATAGGGCTGTCCTCTAAGCCTAGCTTTACCAAAAGTAGAAAGATACTACTAGACAACGCAGATTTAGAAGAATTTTTAGAAATGGATGTTGACCAAGTAATAACTAAATATTCTAAGTTAATGTCCTCTCGTACCCGAATGGCTAAGAAATTTGGAGCAGAATTTTTAGATGATGATATGGCTAATAGCAAATCGTCGCTACTTAAAGATATTAAAGCTGAATATAAAGAGCTAAAAGCTAAAGTCTTAGACGATCCTAAAGCTTTAAAGAAACTAAAAGCACGAGAAGAAAAAGACTTAGTAGATATTCTAGCTCTTAGGGATAGGTTAATGGGAACCTATGGGTATAGTATTAATCCTGATAGCTGGGCTTATAGAACTCAAAGACAGATTAAACAGTATAACGTAGTTAATATGTTGGGGGATGTACTCATCTCTTCTTTATCCGATATTGGTAAATTAGTAATGGCCGATGGTGCTACTAAATTTTTGACAAAAGGGTTAAAACCTTTAGCAAAATCTCTGTATTCTCCTGAATTTAGAAAGTATAAAAAGCTCCATGCTAGAGAAATGAACCGTATGGGGGTTGGTCTTGATTTAATTAATAATGGGAGGGTAAATGCCATTGGGGATATTATGGATGATTTTGGTAAACATACTAAATTTGAAAGAGCCATGGATGTTGCTAGCCAGAAACTAATGACAACCACAGGTATTAAGCATTGGAACGGGGGGTTAAAGCAAATGGCTTCTGGAATTATTCAGAGCAGTATGCACGATGCTATGCACGCTGTGGCAAAGAATACGGCAACCAAGAAACAGATAGCTAATCTTGCTAGTAGTGGCATTGATTTAAACTCAGCTAAAGCTATCCGCGCTCAAATCAAAAAACATGGCGAAATAATTGATGATCTAGTTTTTCCCAACATCACTAAGTGGGATGCAAAGGCTAAAGAATTTGGAGAGCTTTACGCTAGTGCTATAAAGAAAGCTGCCGATAGCACTATTGTTACCCCCGGTGCAGGCACGACCCCTCTGTGGATGTCAAGGAATGGCTTGACTTTATTTGGTCAATTCCAGTCGTTTGCTTTCTCTTCTATGCAAAAGACACTCATACCTATAGTCCAAAATTTTGATAGTAAAACAGCTCAAGGTTTAATAACTATGGTTGGTTTTGGTACTTTAGTTGCAGCATATAAGAGAGCGGCTAGGGGTGAAGAAATGCCAGATACTGCTACCTTAATCCAAGAGGGGGTGGATCGTAGCGGAGTAACCAGTTGGTTCATGGATTACAATAATAAATTAGAGAAACTTGCTCAAGGGAATGTAGGGTTGTCTAGAATACTTGGGACCAATGCTACAAACAAATACCATAACTATAATAACTTTTCCGCACTTGGCCCTACTTCTGGTCAAGTTACTAATATTTTATCAATAGCTTCAGATGTTCTTAGCGGTAATGCAGACCAATCTACAGTACATTCTGTACGAAGGTTACTGCCTTTACAAACTATGATCGGAGTAAGACAAACTCTTGACTTAATGGAGGAAGAGTTTAATAATAATCTAGGGATTCCTAAAAATTAATTGAAATTTAAATATGGGTACAGTACCAGCATTGACAGATGAGACTCCACTAGACCAGTACATTTCTACTGCTAGCCAAACGGATTTCACTTTTACCTTTATGATTTTCGATACTTCGGACATTAAGGTATATGTCAACGACATTAAAACTACAGACTATGTAGTTAAACAATCCGACAATTCAAGTATAGTCCCTGAAACTGACCTACCGATGGATGGCGGTAAGATTGTTTTTAATACTGGACTTGCAAATTTAGATGCAGTTTCTATATCTAGAGAAATACCAATTAACAGATTAACAGGTTTTTCATTGGCCGGAGCTTTTAGATCCAATGTACTAAATACGGAATTAACCCGTATGCAGTCTATAATGCAGCAACTTGAAAGAGATATAAGTCGTAGTGTAAGACTAAGCGCTTCTGATGCAGAAGGGGGTACTTTTACTTTACCTTCTAACAGGGCCAGTACGTTTTTAGCTTTTGATGCTAGTGGCAATATGATTGCTTCCGCAGGTTCAGCAGACTCAATTACAGTTTCTTCTTTCATGGCTACAGTATTAGATGATACTACCGCTGCTGCTGCTAGAACCACGTTGGGTGCTCAAGCCTTTGATACTAACTTAACTGATATTGCCGCATTAACTTGTGCTAGGGGGGATATACTGGTTGGCAACTCTAGTTCGGATTGGGCTAATTTACCTATAGGGACTGCCAATAAGGTTTTAGTTAGTGATGGTACAGATGTTTCTTGGGAAGACCCTGACTCTTATAATAAAAATGTAATAATCAACGGAGATTTTCAAATCGCACAAAGAGGAACTTCTTTTACCTCAGTAACCAATGGTGATTATACTTTAGACAGATGGCTTATTAGTAAAGTTGGATCAATGGCATATACTATTACTCAAGACACAGAAACCCCAACCACCTTAGAATCAGGGAGATACATTGATAAATCAATGAAAATAGATTGCACAACTGCTGATACCTCTATTGCGGCTGGGGATATTGCAATTATTGCTCAAAGAATAGAAGGTTATAATTTTCAAGTAATCGCACAAAAAACTTTCATTATATCCTTTTGGGTAAGATCAACTAAGACAGGTATTTTTTGTGTAAGCGTTAGGAATAGCGGACAGGATAGATCTTATGTTTCAGAGTACACAGTTAATTCTAGTAATACGTGGGAATTTAAAACCATAACTATATCCGCAAGTCCTAGTGCTGGCACTTGGGATTATACTACGGGAAACGGACTACAGTTGTCCTTTGTTTTAGTTGCTGGATCAACTCATCAAACTACTGCCGATACTTGGCAAACTGGTAATTATTTTGCAACCTCAAATCAAGTCAATAGTGCAGATTCGACATCTAATGATTTTCGGATTACTGGCGTTCAAGTTGAAGCTGGGAGTGTTTCTACTCCATTTGAAAGTAGGACAATTCAAACGGAAATTGAGCTTTGCCAGAGGTATTATGAGAAGAGTTATAATTTAACTACTGCTCCAGGAACAGTAACTGCTTCAGGATATGTAAACGATAGATCTACAGGATCTGATTTTAACACAGATGTAAGATTTAAAGTTAATAAAAGATCTACTCCTACAGTAACAAATTATAGTCACGCGTCTGGTGCTTTAGGTCAAATTAGAAATCAATCTTCTGGAAGTGACATTGCTGCAGGAGCAGCAAATGCAGGATTTTCAGCTTATTCGATTTCTAAAGGAGGAATCAGCCCATCAGGATCACTATTATCATGGCATTTTACAGCAGATGCAGAACTTTAATAATTAAATTATGAACATAGAAATAGTTAAAGAATTACAAAATAGTTACTTAATTAATAACTCAATAACAGTACCTAAAGATCCTTCTAATTCAGAATATAACAGAATACAAGAATGGATAGCGGAAGGGAATACCCCTGAGCCTGAATTTACTTCAGAAGAATTATTGCAAAATGCTAAAGACTCTAAAACAGCAGAAATAGAGAAGTTGAAATCAATAGAACTATATAAGCATATTGATTATTTAGGTACTAAATTTGTATCTAGCGAAAAAGCTAACTCCAATATTTTAGGAGCTATTATTTTAAATCACCGTTCTTATGACTGGGTAGATGTTTATGGAAGACCTAAAAAAGTAAACATTGAGGAGTTAAAAGGTCTAGCCACTCTAATCGCACAACAAAGAGGTGTAACTTATAATAAGGTAGCTACTAAGTTAAGAGCTTTACATTTTGCCAAAAGCATTAAAGAAGTTAATGATATTAAGTGGTAATGAAGAACATATACGTTAATTTTCATCAAACAGAATTAAGCTCTAAATCCATTAAATATTTTGCCAGATTCTTTATCCAATATGGTACTTATAGAGATAGGTTAAAGGTAAACGGTCATACTATTTCAGCGGAGCATTGCTCTATTGACATGGGTAGTCATGTTTTTGAATCCAAAGGCGTGGTGGGTAATATCAAAACACCCTCTGCCGTTTGGTATAAGAAGTTAAAAAAAGATACTAGAATAGACCGGGTAACTATTGAAGTTACAGATAAACAATATGATGTAATTCGCAAGGACTTACAAAAGTGGGTCGGCCTAGGTCGTTATTCAATACTACTAGCTATATTTTCAGAGATTGAAGAGTGGGGTATCGTGCCTAAATTTATTAAAAAAAAGGTTTACACTTATATTGGCAAAAAGAACACTTTACATTATTGCTCAAAGTTTATACAGATGGCTTTATATTTAGCTGGTATGGTTCCCCTCATTGAGTTGTTTACCCCTAACGAACTTTTAAAGTGCTTAGTAAATAAAAAGTACAGTTTGACCTACGGATATATTAATAAATAAATATAAGAAATATGAAAAAAAGATTTCCTTGTATAACGCTACCATTGATCGTAGTCTTGGCTTGCATTATTTACTTAGATGCAAACAGAACTAATATTAGAAACTTTTACGATTTTGAAAAAAAACAAATATCAAAAGTGCTAAAACAGTGCGGCAAAGGTTATTATGTGTCCGTCATACCGGTTCAAGGAATCTTTAATAAATCTTATTCTTACTCAAAACTTTTTACACTCATAGATGATAATTTTATTAATGATGTTAAAGAAGGTAATATTGCGTATCAGGAAAAAAAAGAAATAGATAATTGCACTTATAATTTTATAAATTCAACAGAAGATACAAAAGCAATAGTATTTAATGAGTCAGATAATTTACCTAAATGCAACACTATAAAAGATATGGTATCATCTTCTAATAGAAAAATAACTAATTTAGGATTTACTGTAATTAAAAATTTCAGAGGAACAATCATAGTTTACATACTAACCAACACAAACAAAGAAAAAAAATGCGATAACAAAGCAATAAAAAAATTACTAGAAGATCTATCTATTAATATAAAAACAAAAATGCTGTGGACGTTGTAATTAAATTAGCATCACTTATAATAACTAATGATGCAACGCCTTCTGTTGTTATGATTTTATTTTTTGCTCACTTACATAATAAACAATCAAACCAGAATAAAAAAGAAATAGAAAAGTTAAAAACATACAATGAAAAACAGCAAGCTGAAGAAAAAGAGCGTCAAAGTAAAGAATTAGAAAGTGCTTTAGAAAAACTAAAAAGTCATGATAGAGACAATATAGAAAAACAAAATATAGAATTAGGAAGTGCTTTAGAAAGAATAAAAAGTCATAGTAAAAACAATCAAGAACACTTAAAAGAATTGTTACTTGAATTACTAAATAAAGAAAAGTAGTATAATTAAAAATTAATAATTTAACGCAAGACATGGAAAAAGAAGAAATTAAAAAAGAAAACATAACTAATAACGTTACATTATTTCAAAATGTTATCGGTCATACTTCATCAAAAAGAGTCACAGGTATTACATCTTTATTTATAGGTGCTATCTTACTTGGATATAATATTCTTTTTGGAATACATAACCAGACTGCAGTAGATTTTAGCAAAATAACAAATGCAATATCTATATTCTTTTGGGCTGGTTCTGGATTGTTAGGGGTTAGTGTTACAGAATATTTTGGAAAATTTAATTCATTTAAAAAATGATTAAATATCTTTTAGGCTCAATCGGAAGTTTTATTGCATTAGTTAGTGTTTATTTTAAAGGTAAATCAGTTGCTAATAAACAGACTGAGTCTGAAAGAATAAAAGAAAATAGTGAGATACTAGAAGAAAAACTAATCAAACACCAAACAAATAATGAGATTGCTAAACAAATTAATAAAGAAGTTGATGATTATTCTGACGTTGATGATCTTATTGACAGCTTGCTATACAAAGGGGACTAATTTAGTCAGGAGTGATGATATAAATCATTATTGTAATATCTATCAAAAAATACCGAATCATGTTCTGTTAAAATTTAAAGATTCTATATTTACATTAGAAGACTTGACGGAGATAGCTAAAAACGAAAAGCAATATTTAAAAAGAAAATGCCATGAAAATTAATATTATATTAATCTATATAGTTGCTTATATATACGTTGCTTTACTTATATTAGTAGCTATTTGCCCCAAGGTGTATGCTGTAGAATACAAGCCATTTATTGGTAAATCATTAACTTACTACAACACAGACAATACCCAGATCAATAAGAATGAGCATCTAGGCAGCCTAAAAGACCAGTTCAAAAGTGGCCATATAGGTTTATCTATATTTGAAGATAATAGTTTTATAAGTTGTGCTAGTAATAGACTTTTTCAACAGCCTACAGAAATTAGATTCTTAAGTGGTAAGGTAGAAAGAAAAACTTTAATTGATAGTTGTTCCTTAGGTAATTCTATTCCCACAAAAGTTGGTAATTTTTCTGCGTCAATAGTATTAGCGAGCGTTAATGTTTATGATAAATTTAATGGTATAACAACCAGTACATCAGCATTAATTAAAGGTTTGAGTGGTGGAATATTTAAAGATAAAAACTACTACGGTGTGTACTGGTTTGATCGCAATAAAGAATTGGGGTTTAAAGATGCTTTTGGAATAGTTTACAATAGATACTTTTAAAAATGGACGATGAATTAATTTTTTAAATGAATAGAATATTTAGCTTTACAGTATTAATAATACTATCTTGTCAAAGTTACGCTAATTCTTTTAATGCTAAATACATTAAAAATTATGATGGCGACACGATAACGGTAGATCTTAATTGCGATACTAATTTTTTTTGTAAAGACGTAAAGGTTAGATTGTTCGGACTAGATACCCCAGAAATTAGAACCAAAGATAAATGCGAAAAAGCTAAAGGATATAAAGCTAAACAATTTGTAAAAGATAGATTATCTAATGCTAATAAGATTGAGTTAAAAGATTGTGCCAAAGGTAAGTATTTTAGATTGGTATGTAATATT